AGCTCCCGGGCATGGTCCTGTCCCCGTCGGGCGGCCAGGTATCGTTCGTCGGGACGTCGGCCATCCTGGCTGGCCTCGGGCAGGTCGGCGAGGCGATTGCGTCTCGCTCGTTCACGTCGGTGAACTCGGCCATCGCGGCGAGCCAGACGGGCAGGGGTGACGTGGTCTACATGCTCCCGGGCTACACGGAGAGCATCACGGCCGATGCGTGGTCGAACCTGGCGGCCACCGACGTCGCGGTCGTCGGCCTCGGGCGCGGGACCAACCGCCCCGCGCTCACCTGGACGCTGGCCGGGTCGACGATGCTGTTCGACGTGGCGAACTTCCGCCTCCAGAACTGCCAGCTTTTCCTGGCTGGCGCTCACGCCGCGGGCGCCGCGCTCACGGTGGCGGCTCCGATCACGGTCACGGCCGCCGGGTGCGGGATCGAGGACTGTCAGATCTACTGGGGGTTCGACGCCGACCAGATCGTGACCATCGGGATCACGGTCACGACGTCGGAGTTCTTCCGGTTCAACCGCGTCACCGCCTACGCCGAGACGGCGGCGGTGCCGACGACCACGTTCATGCGCTTGAACGGCGCCAAGTACATGCAGATGTACGATACGAAGATCCAGGGGGCCGGGTCGACGACCACCCTGGGGCCGGTGCAGTTTCTCACCACGGCGTCCCTCGCCATCGACTGGCGCAGGTCGATCATCCAGAACCAGCTCGCCGCGTCCATCCAGGCCGTCACGGGCATGGCCGGGCTCACCGGGACCTGCCACCATTGCGGGTTCGGCATCCTGGACAACGCCACGGCGGTCGGGTTCGTCACGCCCGGCAACGTGCAGTTCTTCGACTGCGTCGTCTCGAACGACAACGGCGTCGGCAGCGCGGGCATTCCGGCCTAGTAACTGGGCGCCTCGCCCTTGGGGCGCCTCTAACACGGGGGTCCCTTGGCGAGCCCAGTAAATTGGACCGCAGGTTTCAACCTCGCTGGGACCGTCTTCGACGGCGGCCCGGCGCTGTTGGAGCTTGCGCCGTCCTACCTGTCCGGCGGTGTCCAGTGGGTCGACACCATCGGCGGGAGCAACGTGAACGTCGGGGACAACCCCGAGCTCCCCGTCCAGACGCTCGCGCAGGCGGTGACGAACTCGGCCGCCAACGGGCTCATCGTGATCGGCCAGGGCTCGGCCGAGGCCCCCACGGGCTCGCAGTCGGTCGCCCTGGCGGGCCTGACCATTGTGGGGTGCGGGTCCGGGTCCACGAGGCCGCGCTACACCTGCGCCGGCGCCGTTGACCTGTTCGCGGTCTCGGCCGCTGGGGTTCGCATCCGCAACCTCTACTTTCCGGCCTCCACGGCGGTGTCCACGGCGCGCGTCGCCTTCACGGCCGCCAACGGCGAGGTGAAGGGCTGCTACTTCGAGTGCGGGGCGTCGGACACGAACCGGGCCGTGCGGATCCACACCGCGGCCAATTCGTGCCGGGTGCGGGACTCGAGCTTCGTGGTCACCGCCTCTCGGCCGGCCATGGGGCTCGAGATCAGCGCCGCGGTGACCGACACCACCATCGAGGACAGCGTCTTCGACGGCGGGTCCTACGGCTGGACGGACTACGCCCTCAAGGTGTCCGCGGCGGCGACGCGCATCTTCCTGGAGGGGCAGGTGGAGCTGCTCAACCGCTCCGACGCCGGCTTCACGGTCACGGCCACGAGCTACCAGCTCTTTGGGCTCGTCCCGAGCGGGGGCAGCAAGGTGGTGTTGACGGCATGATCTCCCCGTACTCGCCCTACAAGCCGTTCGATTACCCGAGGGTCTGCGACGTCTGCGGCGTCCCGCACCGTCGTTCGCAGCTCGTGCGACAAGGGGGCATCCTCGTCTGCAGCGACCACCCGGGGGAGCGGACGCAGATCGAACTGTCGAAGGCCATCGCCCGCCAGCGCCAGTTCCGCATTCTGTCCGTCCGCGACCCCAAGCCGCAGGACCGCACCGGCCCCGACGTCCTGGAGGCCGACGAGGCGGTGGTGCTGAACTTCGTGGCCCTCCAGGTCGCGGCGGGACGACGGTACTTCGAGATCACGAGCGGGCAGGGCGCGACCCTCGCGGCGCCGTCGGACGACGACAAGGTCATGATGATGGCCTACGCCGGCAGGTACCTCGGCGCGGTCATCCTGGAGGACAAGCGCCCGGAGCGGATGATCACGCAGGCCAGGGTCGCTCTGCTGACGGCCGTGACCTACCTGCTCTCGGTTCAGGTCGGGAGCCCGCCGTCGAACGAGACGAAGTCCGGCAACATGTACTTCGGGGCATTCCTCGGGTCTGCCGTCGCCGTGACCGAGGCAACGATGGTCGGGGGACTGGCGATGCTGGCCGCCCACCGCGTGTTCGGGGGCGTGCAGTACCTCAGGGCCGCCCGGGCGGCGGCGAGCTACCTGCGCAACGTCCAGGCGATCGGCTCGCACCTGGCATCGAACTTCACGTCGAAGGACGCGGGCGGCACGGCCAGGCTCTACACGGGCGGACTGGCGAGCCTGTGCAACACAGCGTCGGGCGACCTGGAGTCTAACCACCTCTTCTACCCGTCCAGTCTGCTGGCGCTGGAGCTTTGGACCGCGCTTCTGGCCGCCGACGGTGACCAGCTCATCGGCGCCGACGCCGACGTGGGTGGGATGTTCGCGTCCGCCCCGCAGCAGTTGCTCTCGCAGAGCATCGCGGACCTGCGGAGCTTCTGGCGGGACGGTACCTTCGACGTCGCCAGCGGCACCACGTTCACCGGGTTCTCCGCCGCGTCGCCGCGGGAGTTCTTCAACGCCTACCCCGCGAGCAAGCCGGGCTTCGGCATCACGGGAACTGGATCTTGGGAGTACCAGGACGGCGGCGCCTCCACGGGCACGGTCATCTCGTCGCAGAACTTCGCCAAGGCCGTCGGAGCCCTCTACGCCGTCGAGGGGGCCACGTCCGCCGTCACCTCGGTGAGTGACTGGCTGCGCGGGTTCACCAGCAGCGCGACCTACGAGACGGCCGCCAACACCTCGGCCGCGGCCCTGGCTCGAACCCTGACGGGGACGTACGACCCCAAGCTCACGCTGTCCACGCTGCTCACGGTGGCCACGGCGGTGAACGGGTCGGCCTTCTACGACTGGGGGGCGCTGGGGCTGCTGGCGGCTCTCTGGGCCACCCGTACGGGGGCCTCGTTCAAGGACGCCAGACTCACCCCGCTCGGCCGCTGGAAGCGCTACGCGGACGGGCTGCCGAGCGACTACGTGTTCGACACCATCACGCTCCGCGGGAAGTCGGGGCTCACCCTTCAGACCGCCTTCACCGAGGTCGTCTACGGCGCCAGCCGGATCGTGAACGACGCCCTCGCGGCGAGCCAGTTCGGGATGGTCTTCCGCCAGCAACCCCAGGTGATGCCGGTGCAGGCATGACCATCTCGGCGAACTACAGCTTCGACCTGAGCACGGACCAGTTGGTAACGCTGGCCTATCGGCTCGTCCTCGGTCCCGAGGTGCAGGTCTCGCCGATCCAGCTCTCGTTCGGCCGCGACCTCCTCAACACCGGCTGCAAGGCCCTGCAGAACGAGGGCGTGGAGCTGCGCACGCGCGAGCGCTACACGCAGGCGCTCACCGTCGGCGTCGCCCAGTATTCCACCCCGGGCGACACCATCGACGTGCTCTCGCCTGGCGCGTTCGTCACGTCGTCCCAGGGGACAGACCTGCCGCTCGAGACGGTCTCCATGGCGGACTACATGGCGCTGTCTCTCAAGACGACGCAGGCCCAGCCGACGCAGCTCTACGTCGAGAAGGGCACCGCCACGGGCCTGGTCACGCTCACGCTGTACCCGGTGCCCGACGGGAACTGGGCGAGCATGACGTACCCGAGGGTCCGCCTGCTGCGGGACTTCGACACAGGCGCCGTGACGGGAGACTTCCCGTCCAACTACCTCCGGACGCTCCAGTACATGCTAGCGGCTGACCTCGCCGAGTCTCACGGGCTGGGACCGAAGGCCGACCGGTTCCGGAAGACCTACGAGCTCGAGAAGTCACGGGCCGTCCTGAACGACGGCGAGAAGGGCCCGGCTCGCTTCGTACCCGACTACGGGCCGTACCACTGGGGCTACCGATGCTAGCGGCGCTCGTCCAGCACCTCGCCACCGGCAGCAGGAAGGCCGACGGGTCGGTCAACGCCTCGGGGCGAGCCTGGTTCTTCGAGCCGGGGACCACGACCGAGGCCCAGGTCTGGCTCGACGCCGACGCGCTGGTGCAGGCCACGCAGCCGATCGCGCTGGACGCCGCCGGCAAGGCGAAAATCTACGTCACCACGCGGACGAG